CAGAAGGCTTGGTACGGTTGAATTAAGGGCCTTGACCACCAAAGGTAGCCACCCGCCGTTTTGGGTCGTCTACAGATCGGGACTCCGTCTCGCTAGACCACGCGAGTAAGTGGGATCGGCAGTTTAACGACATGCCTAGGTCATGTGAGTTCAGTGTCGGACGACGCGGAACCCGGCGACGAGCTCCCTCTTTCGAAGAGCCCGCCCCCGGCAAGTCACAGGTGCATCAACGCGAATCTTGATGTAAGCCACTCGGACGCAATGCGTGCTTACAACTTCGCCGTCCACCTCCTCAACTCGGTCAAACTCCCTGGTGATGAGTTTATCGACGTAGTGAGGCTTGGGGAGCACCTTCTCGGTATTCGGCAGCGGGATCTCAACCCCGCGCCATGGAGCTGCTTGTCGATTGAACAGTTCGACCAGGTCCACTGATCGGCTCGGGCCATAGACGTTTTGGACAACAGGTCCGGACATCCTTAGGCTATTGAGCCTTTGCACAGCAATAGCACGATGCTTGTGCGAGATCTTCCACTTCCAGTACTCGGGCACCGGAACACCACAGCCACCAAGGCTTTCGTGGATGAACCAGTTTCGACCCCGGTCCTCAATGCTGATCTCGTCGCGATGGAGATCAAGAAAGCGACGAAGAACCTGTGCCTGTCGGGACTTCTCCTTTGGAGGAACCCAACAGCCGTCAAGAATGTGCCTGACCGTCGAGAGACGCGACGCGCGAGAAGCGTCATCGCCGTCGACAGTTCCGACCCTCATAACCTTATTGTTGCCGAAAAGCAAACCGGTATTGAAGAACGGAATCTTGAACGGACTCCCCCCCCTCGCGTAGTGGTAACACTGCGAGTTGACGGAGGCGAACACAGGGTGGTGATACGCCTTACCGACGGTCATCTCAAGACCGACGATCTTACCAACACGAACGTGCTCCTCAAAGAAGTCACGCGGTGCGCGGTAGAGCATATCATCACCATTCACGAGGACGCCGGCCAACTTAGCCGGCAGCGGACGTGTGTCCTCACGGAGGAGATAGAGGTAGAGACCAAGGTTAGCGAGGCACAGGATCGGAAAGGATAGGATGGAACCCATCAACTGACCGTTCACCTCGTCGACCGGCGGCAAACCGCTCTCCGGAGGATAGTGGCACTGATGAGGTGCCAAGACCGACAACCACATTCTGCGATCCTCATCTGGGAATCCTAGCGTAAGACGCTCGAGG